ATCTGGTCTTGGTATTGCTGGTAGGCCACGTTTAGACCTTGCTGCTGCAACGCTTGTTGCTGAGCACCCGCTTGCATCTGGGCTTGGTTGATTGCCTGTTGCTGACCAAACTGAGTCTGACCTAACGCGCCAAGCGTAGAGCCTGCCGACCCTGCTATATTTAATCCTGATAAGCCGTATTGCCCCGCACCCACCCCACCTTGAACGCCCTGCATACCCGCTTGTGCGCCTTGAATACCGATGTTAGCCCCTTGCATACCTTGGGCAGTACCCGCCAACTGACGATCAACACCAGCAAGCCCAACCTGAGCACCTTGCATACCTTGGGCAGTACCCGCTAACTGAGCGTTAACGCCTTGCAAGCCCATACCCGCGCCTTGGATGCCTGTAAGGTAGTTTTGATTTGCCCCGGTTAACCCAGCAAGCCCAACTTGAGCGCCTTGCATACCAAGCTGCGAAGCCATCTGCATATTACGGTTAGCAACATCGTAGGCAGTGTTGTAGCCCTGACCAATGGCTCTGTCCATTGCCATGTTTTTGTTGCGTTGATTTTCAGAAAACGCCAACGCCTCACGACTGCCGCCAAACGCACCAGCCCTTGTTGCATTGCTTTGTTGCTGCGCGCCCGAGATGCCGTATTGACGTTGCATCTCTTGTAACTGTGGCTGTAATGACGCTTGTAGGTACGGGTTCATGTACCCTTGAACCGCGTTAGGGTTTTGCGCATTCTGCCCATACCCCATACCGGCTTGCATACCCATCGCACCGACACCAAGGTTAGCTCCAGCTAAACCCGCGCCTTGCGCGCCGTAACCCATACCCTGACCGCCGTAGTAAGCACCCCCGGCTGTACCAATGTCTTGACCCATTTGACCTGCAGCAGCACCCATGTTGCCAAACTTAGCGCCACCTTGAATACCAAGCTGTTGACCCATCTGCCCAGATTTAAAACCCTCACTGCCGTAAGCATTAGCTTCTGCTCCGTAAGCTAGCGCAGCGTTTTGTAAATCTGCTGAGTTTTGATATGCACCAAGCCCACCTGCGCCAGACTGAAAAGCAAAATTAGAAGCATCGGTAATCTGTGGTGCAACCTGCTGGTTGGCAATGTTGGACATTGCTTGCGCCTGCATAGGCGAGAACCCAGCAACTTGTTGCCCTTGGTACGGTTGATAAGGGTTTTTGGTAATGTCAGTTAGCGCACTCGTCTGCCCCAACATACCTTCAGCGTATGGCTGTGCGTATTCGGGGATACTCGTGTTTGTAACCGTTTGGCTCGTTGGTGCCGAAGACCCTCCGCCGCCTTGGGGTTTAATTTTTCCACCAACCGATAAAAAGGCTCGCTCTGGCAGAAGTGTAAAGTGGTCGTATCTCATAGCGCAACCTCAACAATTTTGTATTTTTCAGTGAACCCAAAGCGTTGCCATAATCTAGCAACAGCGTCATTAACAGCGCCTTCTATAGACGTAGCCCCAAAACTTTGTAAGACTTGGCACATCTGCTTAAACGCGTCTTTACTAACAATTAAACGCCCACCGATGTACGTAATAAAAGCAACGCGATGTTTAGGTCTGTTAAACATATTTACCGTTGCTGCACCAATAACTTTTTCATCTTCGGTTGCAACCAGTAGTACCCACTGCCCGCTTGTTAGGTATACCTGAACTTGTTCTAGCGTGTAATCTTTATCGCCAGTCTGCTGATCAATCGCTGCTTGAATAAATTCTGAAACAACAGGCCACGTTTGATTTACATACTGTATCGGGACATGCTGTACTTTCATGCAGGTAAATATTTATCTGACTTTGAATTAACAGCAACCTTGCCCTTTCCTACTGTTTTGCTTCTATTAGCTTGCACTCGATCCATCATGGCATACAGACGTTTAGCACCGGCATCTGTAGACCCATTTCCCAATTCAGAAACAATCCGAGCAGGAATGACAAACTCACCATCAGCAAGACGAGCAGGCTGCTTATCACCAATTTGAGCAGGAATATCATCGCTAACTCCATCGCCGGGACCGCGCAACAATCGACCACCGTCAGAATACCCACCAAGGTTACTGATGCCCCCACCGTACGCGAAGTTTTGTGGTTGTTGCATGGGGTACTCAGGGCCATGATTAAAACGTGATGTGCCATCGTAATTAGTGCCAATGCCGCCACCCATTGCAAACGCAGACCCGCCATTTCCACCTTCACCCGCACCCGCGCTCCCACCATCGCCCGCAGCACCCGCAGCACCCGCAGCACCACCATCGCCACCACCAGTACCGTAATAATTTCCGGTGTACATATTTTGCTGTTGCGAGTTCATTGCATCAATTTGGTCTTGCAGTTTTTGAAGTTCTGTTTTTTGCGGTGCTTCTGAGGTTGTAGATGTCAGATTGGGTGCTTTGTACGCAACGGGTGCGGGGCGCAAATGCTGAGGAACCATTGCCGATAATTGCGGTTGAACCACGTACTCTTGTTGTGCGCGTTGCGCTAGTATGTTGTTATAGTCCGTAACCGCTTGAGGGACTTGGTTAACCGGTGCTGTGTAACGTTGCTGAGGGTTAACGTACTGCGCAGTCATGGCAGGTGTACCGGCTTTGTTAGCCGCCGCCACGAAATCTGCTAGTACGGGCACTTTCTTAACTGGCGTAGCAGAACTAGTAGGTATGTCGGCAATGCCCCCATCTGCCATGTATTGCGTACGCATGATACCGCCTTCAGCGGCAAACGGCATAGGCTGCGCGCCATAGTCCGCTGCAGGGATCGGCGCTTGGGCTGTCATTGACTGGTTAAAGTAAGGCGTGCCCGCACCAGTGTAGTTAGGGTTACGTGTTTGGCTAAACGTGTAAGGACGAATGTACCCTTTGTTTGCTTCGTCTTGTTGGTTTTGATTATTGCTTGATGAAGAAGCGCCCATAAGCAGAGGTGCCGCCGCCATCCCAATAGGGAACATGTTCTTTTTAAGAAAGTCCATGTCCAACTTTGTGCCTTTGTATCCAGCCTGTAGCTGATCAAACGTAGAAGGCGCTGCAGACGGCATGGCTCCCTGCGCGGTGCCCGCCGCAGATCGAACACTTTCAATCCCCTCAAGCCCCATACCTGCATTTTGTTGAGCTAGCATCGCTGCTTGCGACCCGGGACCAGTAGCCGCGCCGGGGACACCTAACGCGCCGGCCATAGCTTCGGGGGCTGTTGCAAGCGATTCAGCACCAGTAGCCATCAGCCCCGCGCCTAACGAGCTCATACCGTAAGCCCCCAGACCCGCCATCAAGCCGCTCTGGATACTGCCCTTGTTCATCGCCATACCCATCGCGCCACCGGCTGCCGCGCCGAGCATGGGGTTAGCCGTCATGATACCCACACCTGCACCAACGACTGTAGGTAAAATCTGTTCAAGGAACCCAGCTTCGGGTAGTCCCGTGCGCGGGTTAATTGTTAGGTCACCGCCGTGCTGCTGCGCCAGCTTACGCATTGCGCGCACTTCAGCAGGTGCCATATGCACCAACTGGGTATCGTTACCTCGACCATTGGCTTGAATCTGTTGGGCTAACTGATGTAGGCTCATACTTTGACCTTTAAGACATTACCGGCTGTTGTATCACGGTACACATCGCCGACTCGCAAAAGGCTTAACTCAGCCTCTGTAGGAATACTTAAAACCTGTGTGCCACTAACTGAATTGCGTTGGCTAAAACTAAGTGCCGCAACAACCCCACCGCTATTGCGTTCAGTGGACATAACGCTTGGTCCGGGGTTATCTAGTTGAGCAAAATATAATCGCAGAACATTGTTCAACTGTTGCTGGTACTCAGGATCATACTCTTTTGGAGCTTCTGGTAGGTTTGGTGATTTTGTTGTGCCTGTACTCATTATGAACCTCTGCGTCCATCATTTCTAATATCAATTCTGGGTGTACCCAACTGCCATGCCACCCCAAGATCAATTGATTCAATCCGAAACGCCATCTGCCGACCCCTCAAGCGTGTGTACACCTGACCATCAAACTCTTGAATGTTATAAACACGAGAGGTGCTGTAGTTGTTTTGACTTGGCACAGCAGGGTTATCTGCCGCACCGTAAGGAGCGCCTGAGTTTTGTCGAGGCTTAATCGTCATTGTCACTGACGGGTACGGTGTTGGAGCGCCGTTCATGTTGGAACCGTTAAAGTTTACATCCGGCAAAATACGCCACACAAACCCAAAGTTATGCCCATCCCCAATATCAAAATCAGATGATTGTACGTGTGCGGCAATAGGCAGAATCGTAGCGCCAGCCTCATCGTTAACAGATGCTTCGTGGTTTAAAATACGGTTGTTGTAATCTGCCGCCATAGGGTACTGCCTAATGCCTGAATCAAGCCATGCAGTTCTAGCCATTGAGCCGTAATACCAAACTTTATCAAGGTAGTTGTAAATGACGTACTTGTCTACGTAGTTTGAATTGCTTGAGCAGTAGAACCACCAAACTTCGCTGTAGGCTTCGTTGCCACCACAAAACACTTGAAACGCTTGGTTCTGGTTAATGTCTTCAAAGACGTACTGACGCAGCGAGCAAGGCAAAGTATCAACACGACCTGAGTATTGATAGAATTTATCTCTACCCATCCAGTACGTTATGTTGTTGATTGTGATCTGGCAATTAGGCGACATAACGGAGATGTTGTCCATCAGTAGCTCAAACTTCCAAACATACGGCGCGCCGAGGTACTGCATCGAGTACAAAGCCGAGTCGGTCCAGATTAAGTTTTCTTGGCGGGTTGGTTGCCCGCTCATAATGAACGAGCCGTGCGATAAACGAAACTCACCTGACTGGTTTGTTGTATCTGGAACCCATTGATACGGATTTGCCTGATCCGACCACCGCACAAGCATCTTGTCAAACGGTGTGTCTGGGTCGTACGGGTTGTACGAGTTTGCGCCTAACGCTATAACAAACCGCTGAATAGATGAGGCAATAACCTCAAGGGTGTTGTTTGGCACAAACATACCCGCATAGCTAAACGTGTAGTTACCCGCAGATACTGCCGTAGTAGCGGCTGAAATAGGTACTGTGGTCAAACCCGGCGTGTAAGCGGTAGTGACGTACGCACCCGTGGGGATTCCAGTTCCAACAATAACCGAACCCGGGATAATGCCATTTGCGTTTGTTACGGTAATTGTAGTAACGCCTAAAGCAAAAGAAGCTGTAGTGGTTGCTGATGTTGTAGTGTCTGCCAACTCAGCAAGCGAGATTCCACGAGAAGAAACGGTAAACGAATCTTTCCAGTAGTAAATTGCTTCACCACGAGGTGCAAACACAAGGTCGTTACCGTAGTTGTCGTTTGTCCAAAGGCGAATTTGCGAGCCAGTAGCTGTCCCCGAAATGCCCGAACCCCAAGTACCACGGCTCCAAGTACCAGCACCCCAACCCACACCGGCTACATATACGTCAAGACCAACGTTTACTTGGTACTGAGCAATAACGCTTGCACCACCACCTGATGCCGCACTAGTTGGAAATTCGCTTACGTTTATTGTGTAGGTGTTTGCATCAATAATTGACGTAATTTCTTGTTCTTTGTTTAGGGCGACGGCAGAAATACCGGCAAACGTACTTGCCCCTGTGTAGGTAACAAAGTCACCGTTGATTGAGCCGTTTGCTGTATCAGTTACTGTAAGCGTTGAGGAAGATACTACAGCGCCCGTTGTGTGAGATGCCGCAGTTGTACCGTTATACCCACGCACCAGACCAATCAGACTGCTGCCAGACTTTAGGTTGTACGTCATCTGCTCAGTGCCAATCTTAATGACACCACCCCCCACTGGGAAGGTTGTAGATGAAGTCAAGACAAGCGTAGTTTGTGTAGCGTTAATTGTGCCGTTAAGTGTGTTGTATGCCGCAGCAAACGGGTTGTTTGGCATTGGGTTTGAGGTCTTGCGGATAGGGGTAATGTCGTAATACACGCCCCCTCTTTCAATGTAATACTTTAGGTGCGTACCGACCCCGAGGTAGTTTTCACCGTCAAAATCAATCCAGTTCCACAACGCACGGCATGTACCTAAAAATTGATTGTTTGATAGCTTTGCCCAACCACCGATCTTTTCAACCTGACCTGAGCGAAAACGAATGTGATCGCAGTCGTACCAGCCACCCTCATTGGCGTAGTTAGTACCTTCACGGTTTACACCGGGTCGGAAGGTCAGTTTCTGTAACGGCATAGGTTACCCCAACATGCTAGAGGCTTTCAGTTTAACTGCTGCAACACGATTAAGCCAGCCTGTACCATAGACGGTGAAAGAATCAAGACTGCGATAAAAGGCTTCTTTGGCATCGCTAAAGTCTTGAATCAGTTTCACAGGGTCAGCCGCCTGCACCGCAGCCATCGTCATCGGACCAAAGCCACCATCAGCAGGTACACCTACGGCAGTCTGTAGTAGCTTAATCGAACGACCCGGTCCCGCATTGACCCCCATATCGAAGACTAGGTAGTCGATGCCAGAGGGTAGCTCGTCAGCTCGCACAACGTCCCAGTATTTCTTCTTGTACAGGGGTTCAACATCCGCAGGAGTTAGCTTACGCATCTGGTCGTGCGTGACTTGATGCCCAACGTGTTGCTCCCAGTTAAATTGAGTCACGCCAAGCATGGTCGAGCCTTTACGCCCGTCGGGTAGCTTGTTGCCGTTATCACGCTCGTCGTCTGTAAAGCCGCCCTCACTTGCTAACATCTGTTTAAACGCTTGATCCCAATTACTAATCATTTACTCATCTCCGTGCTTGCTAAGTTAATGCGAGTCTTCGCTTGGATAATATCTTTAGGCGGTATTTTAAAACCCACCGCAATGTAGCCTACAAACCTGCCTTGTTCAGGCGGTATAGCGCCACGGCACATGTACGTCACGCCATGTTTAACAACGTACTCACCGAGCTTTGAGCTTGGTACAAACGTCTCGCAATGCACCTCGCCTTGAAACATCGTAATGATTGCACGGTTGCGTTCAGGCGAACTGGTAAACAAGGCGTTGATTACGCCTTCAAGCGATTTTTCACGACCCTGATTGCTCATTGCCAAGATGGTTGTGCGGCTATTTGACTGAAGATTGACAGAGTTAACAACCACCACATCTGCGCTCAGATCGTAAATT